GATGGCAATGACCAAAGCATCATGAAAATGCTAAACGGCAAGTATCTAAAAAAAAAGATAGATGATGATGCACCTCCGGGTGCTAAAGCAGAGCGCATGGTCAAGCATATCAAAAAAGGATATGCTAAAGACGGTGACTTAACTGATACTGAGCGTTCAATTGCTTATGCTACTGCATGGAAACATCACAATCAAAAAGACGAATCATATGACGGTGGCAAAGGACCCGGCAGTGACTGGCGTGCATATGACGAGCCGGATGTAAAAAATCGTTGGGCTGTACACATTGATGGTAAGAAATGGAAAACTTTTGACAGCAAGACATCTGCGCAACGTGCTGCACTCACTATTACTACAAAGCACGGCAAGAAAACAGCAATCTTTGCAGAAGATGCTGAGCCAACATTGGCCACAAACAAACGCACAGAGCGTATACTCAATTTGCTAAGAGCAAAATCACCAACTGCCAAAAACGATCTTGAAGCATTGATCCTGAGCTTTGACAAAGGCCAGATGCAAGACCGCATGGATATCAGCAGACTGTACAAAGATGATGAATCAATTGAACAAGCAGTAGCTCGCCTAGAACAAGAAATTGCTAGACTAAAACAAGAGCGCACAAATGAGTCACTTACAGAAGCGCAGTTTGACGAAGCAGCAGGCGAAAAAGATGCTTGCTATCACAAAGTAAAAAGCCGTTACAAAGTTTGGCCTAGTGCTTATGCAAGTGGTGCGTTGGTACAGTGCCGTAAAAAAGGTGCAGCCAACTGGGGCAACAGCAAGAAAAAATGAAAATACCAGAAGTACTCACAGAAAAATGCTGGAAGGGCTACGAGAAGAAGGGCATGAAAACCATGTTCGGTAAACGTGTGCCTAACTGTGTTAAACGTGAAAGTGTTGACTTCTGCGTTAACTGCGGTAATCTAGTATTTGAAGATGACGTTACAGAAGATTTACGCAAATGGTTCAAAGAAAAATGGGTACGCTTTGGTCCAGACGGCAAAATCCGCGGCGACTGTGCTAGAGGTAGCGATTCGGAAGGCAAGCCAAAGTGTTTGCCACAAAAGAAAGCGCATGCACTGGGCAAGAAAGGTCGCAAAACTGCTGCTAACAGAAAGCGCAAACAGGATCCTAACAAGAACAGACGCGGCAAAGCAAAGAACGTAGCAACAAAATGAGAGCTACAGAATTTATAACCGAAAAGTGGAGCAAGAAGTACAAGGACAGTATCAACTGTTCCAATCCAAAAGGATTCTCACAAAAGGCTCACTGTGCTGGCAAAAACAAAACTGAAGACATAGAAGAAAACTTTGCTGACGGCAAAGTAAAAGGCAAAAGCAGACCTGGCAGAGTTAAAAAAGCCGGAGCGAGCTGCAAAGGTTCGGTCACTGATCTTCGGGCAAAGGCAAAGAAGTACTCTGGTGAGCGAGCCAAAATGTATCACTGGTGCGCCAATATGAAAAGTGGCCGCAAGAAATCCAAGTCATAATTACTTGTATGAGAGAACGCAGATACAACAGCGAAACTTTTGGATTAACATCCGCAGATGACAGTTGCTATCTTGATCCCAGCGATCCTATACACGAGTTTAGAATCACTGGCAACGCCTCTGCACTAAATCAACCAAAACGTATTCCACTTGCTACACAAGCAGAAGAACATCAAAGAAAAATGGAACTGGCAAAAGCACAGGGTATCAAGCCTGGCACACCAGCGTGGCACATGCTATGAGTCAAGTAGAATACAAACCAACAAAGTGTCAAAACTGCGGCGACTACAGTCATTGCGGTACAGCCAACTGGCGTGAAGAGCGTGACTACGACGGCGGTTTTAATTTAATCAAAGCATGTGAAAGTTGTAGATGTAGTAAATGTAGTAACCCCAGTTACCAGGACGGATAACAATTAGCCTTGGGACCGTAATCCTCTGGCTAGGGCGGGAACTGCCCTAAAATCAAGCATCGCTACCCTGGTTTTAAAAGTGCCAACTTTACCAAAATACATTGACACTGTTGCAACTATCGTATATACTAGCAAAGTATTTTAAAGGAGTATACATCATATGAGCGTACAATTTGACAGCGAAAGCAAAGCAAAACTAACACAGATTATCAATGAAGGCATGCAAGTAATGAGTGAAGTTGAAGCACTCAACGCCGGCTTGTCTGATACAGTAAAAGCCATTGCCGAAGAAATGCAAATCAAGCCAAGTGTGCTTAAAAAAGCAATTCGCATTGCACACAAAGCCAGTTATACAACTGAAAAAGAAGATCAAGAACTACTTGAAGAAATCCTCACAACCGCTGGACGGACACTATAATCATAAATGAGTTATGTTGACGCTCTATTTGACAGAGACAAAGATCGTATCCATGTAGTAGAACGTGTAGACGGCAGGCGCGAATATCGTGAATACCCTGCTAGCTATGTGTTTTACTATGCGGATCCTCGCGGCAAGCACAAGAGCATTTATGGTTCGCCTGTGAGTAGATTTAGCAGTCGGAACAACAAAGAGTTCCGCAAAGAACTGCGACTGCAATCGGGCAAACAGATCTTTGAAAGTGATATCAATCCAGTGTTTCGCTGTTTTGAAGAAAACTACAAAGATGATGTTGCACCCAAATTGCAAACAGCGTTCTTTGATATCGAAGTTGACTTTGATCCAGTACGTGGCTATTCGCCAACCAACGATCCATTCAATGCAATTACTGCTATATCTGTTTACTTGCAATGGATGGAACAACTGGTTACACTGGTTATTCCTCCCAAGAACATGAGCTGGGAAACAGCACAAGAAATCTGCGATCAGTTTGAAAACACCATGTTGTTTGAACGCGAAGAAGAAATGCTTGGTGTGTTTTTGGATCTCATCGAGGATGCAGATGTGCTAAGTGGCTGGAACAGTGAGGGTTATGATATTCCTTACACTGTTAACAGAGTGGCTCGAGTATTAAGCAAAGACGACACAAGACGTTTTTGTTTGTGGAGTCAACTGCCCAAGAAGCGTACATTTGAACGCTTTGGTGCCGAAAATATCACATTCGATCTTATTGGTCGTGTGCATATGGATTACATGCAACTGTATCGCAAGTACACATATGAAGAACGGCACAGTTACAGTTTGGATGCTATTGGCGAATATGAACTTGATGAGCGTAAGACTGCTTATGAAGGCACACTGGATCAACTGTACAACCACAACTTTAAACTGTTTATCGAATACAACAGACAAGATACTGCATTACTAGACAAGCTGGACAAGAAACTGCGTTTTCTGTCTCTGGCAAATGAACTGGCACATGCAAACACTGTGCTACTGCAAACCACAATGGGTGCTGTTGCTGTTACTGAACAAGCAATTATCAACGAAGCGCATGAACAAGGATTAGTTGTTCCTAACAGACGTGAACGCTTGACAGATGAGGACACAGCGGCAGCAGGTGCATATGTTGCATATCCCAAAAAAGGCATACATGAGTATGTTGGTGCTATTGACATTAACAGCCTGTATCCCAGTGCCATTCGTGCGCTTAACATGGGTAACGAAACAATCATTGGACAACTGCGTCCAATTATGACTGATCGTTACATCAAGAACAAAGTTGCAAACAAAAGTTCGTTTGCAATGGCCTGGGAAGGCCTGTTTGGCACACTGGAATACACTGCCGTTATGAAGCAGGAAGTTGGTACCGAAATTACAATTGACTGGGAGAACGGCGACGAAACTGTACATAGCGCAGCAGAGATTTGGAAGATCATATTTGACAGCAACCAACCTTGGATACTGAGCGCAAACGGCACCATCTTTACCTATGAAAAAGAAGGCGTTGTGCCTGGCTTGCTTGCACGTTGGTATAGAGAACGACAAGAGATTCAGGCAAAACTGCGAGCTGCAACCGATCCTGATGAGCGTGAGTTTTTGGATAAACGTCAGCTGGTCAAGAAGATCAATCTAAATAGCCTGTATGGTGCTATTCTCAATCCTGGTTGTAGATTCTTTGACAAGCGCATTGGGCAAAGCACAACACTAACTGGTAGAGCTATTGCACATCACATGGACAGTTTTGTAAACGAATGTATCACAGGAACATATGATCACGTTGGTGATGCTGTTATCTATGGTGACACAGATTCAGTTTACTTTAGTGCATGGCCTATTATCAAGAAAGACGTTGAAGCGGGCAATATGGAGTGGAGCAAAGAAATTTGCATACAACTGTATGATGCTATCAGTGATCAGTTAAATGACAGTTGGCCTGCATTTATGGAACAGGCATTTCATGTTCCAAGATCAAACGGTGTAATTATCAAAGGCGGTCGAGAACTTATTGCTGATAGAGGATTGTTTATTACCAAAAAGCGTTATGCAGTTAATATTTTTGATCTTGAAGGCAAGAGACTTGATGTTGAAGGCAAACAAGGCAAGATCAAAGCAATGGGCTTGGACTTGAAGCGTTCAGATACACCAGTTGTAATTCAAAAGTTCTTGATGACACTGCTAACTCGTGTGCTTGCTGGCGCACAACGCGAAGAGATCATTGAGATGATCAAGAGCTTTAAGTATGACTTCAAAGAACGTCCGGCGTGGGAAAAAGGTTCGCCTAAACGTGTTAACAACTTGACCAAGTACAGTGCTGAAGAGAAGAAGTTAGGACGAGCCAACATGCCCGGACATGTTAGAGCAGCTATGAACTGGAATTCAATGAAGAAGATGAACAGTGATAACTATTCACAAAGCATTGTTGATGGCATGAAAACTATTGTGTGCAAGCTCAAAGCAAATCCTCTTAACTGGACTTCAATTGGTTATCCCACAGACGAGTTACACATTCCGCAATGGTTCAAAGACTTGCCTTTTGATGATGCAGCAATGGAAGCAACTGTGGTGGATCAAAAGATTGACAACTTGTTAAGTGTGCTAGAATGGGATCTGGCACAAGAAACAGACACCAGCAATACCTTTAGCAGTTTGTTCGAGTTTGAATAATGAAACTTAGTACACTTTTAACTTATCGTTTATTACTGGATGATATTGATGTTATTGAATCTAGACAGCATTTAGAAAATCTGCTTGGTGGCATCAAACGCGACCTAAACACGTTAGATATTGATTTTAACAACTTAAAAGAAAAGATCAAAACTCGATCAGACACTATTATTGACAATGTAACCGAATTAGACAAAGAGTTAGAAGAGTTTAAAAAGCAACTTATATCATTCTTTGATACCATTGAGCAACCTTACTTTAAGCAATCAGAACAAATATATTTTGATGCAATGAAAGATACTGCATTATATAAACTTGATCGGTTAAGATTTAAAGATCTGCTATATCATGAGTCGACAAGAGAAATATTTTATAACCGAGTAATGTCATACACATCATGGAAATATCCAGGATTACAATTAGGGCCAGGTCTCGGAGAAGTTACTGATATTATGGTTGCACTTGACCCACTATATTTGGCTGACACAGATCAAGATATGTTCATCGAAGTTAAAAAACTTTGGCAAGATATGTATCAAAGAAGATTGCGATACTATGTAATTGATGAAACAAAAGACAATCCACTTGAAAAATTACCAGCTAGCCAAATTGGATTGATTGTTGCAGTAGATTATTTTAACTTTCGTACGTTAGATATGATTGAAAAATATCTTGCCGGTATGATGCACATTTTGCGGCCTGGCGGTACAGCTATTTTTACCTATAATAACTGCGATTATCCGATTGGTATTGACAACTTTCAAAATTTATACTATTGTTATACTCCCGGGCGAACAATAAAAAAAATGTGTACAAATATGGGTTTTAAGATATTGGCTAGTTTTGATTTAGAACACAACGTAAGTTGGATCGAAATACAACGCCCAGGAAAGATTGATACTTTACGTGGCGGCCAAAGCATTGCAGAAATTAAAAATTTACTATAATCAACGGAGAAAAATAAATGAGAGACTATCTACTAGACTTGGTTGAACACAGCTATGATTTGGGCTGTATTGACCTTATTAAAATTACAGGCACAGACAAGGAAACAAACATTGATGGTCTAGCAGAAGACAAAAGTGTTGTGCTAAACGCAAAGTTTCATACGCCAGTAGCAGAGTTTATGGGTACATTTGGTATGCCCAACTTGGCCAAGCTAAAGATCTTGCTTAACATTGGAGAATACAAAGAAGGCGCCGATATTTCTGTAACACGCCAAGAGCGTAACGGTGAACAGGCCGCAGTTGGCTTGCATTTTAAAAATGCTGCTGGAGACTTTAAAAACGACTATCGCTTTATGGTAAGTGAAATTGTTTCCGAAAAGCTAAAAACTGTCAAGATGAAAGACGTTAACTGGACTGTAGAGTTTGAACCTACAACTGCTAGCATTATGCGTCTCAAGATGCAAGCACAAGCAAATGC